TGGTCTTCTAGTTCTTTACGCTTGAACTCAAGGTGCATTTGCAGTTCTTCTTCAGTGATATGACCATCACCATCTACATCAGCATTTGCTAATGAACCGTCACTATCAATAGTAATCTTTTTATTATCAGCCATAGAACTTACTCTTCTTCGTCTTCATCATCATAGTGATGTGAAATCACTTCATCAGACAATACTTTCTCAACAACTGGTGCTTCATGTAGTGTTTGAATCACTGGCTCAGATACACCGAAGTGTTCATCAAGTTGTGCTTGTGAAATCTTTTGTGCTTTCAATAGTTCACCTTTGTCATTAACCCAACCACGGTGTGTCGGAGTTGTATTTTTTGGACCTTTTAACATAATCGTTCCTTACTTAGTGATATCTTTTTGTTTATTGATAGGAGCTTTGTCGCCAATACGCTTCTCACCACCACGTGTAGGTGATTGACTTGGTAATGCTTTACCCGCTTTCTGAACGTCTTTCTTTGCTTTCTCTAATGTATCATCAACTTCTACATTATCAGTATGCATTTTCTTGAAACGTTTCGCACCTACAGATAACTTACTATCCATTTCTTCTGCATCAGTCGCACTCTTTGTACGCTCTTTATGTGTTTTACTTTCATGTACTACAACGTCTTCACGTGCAACACCGAACTCAACACCATGCTCGAAGTAGATGTTTAGACCTTCGTCATTCTCTTCGATGACTTCGCCAAATCCCCATTTAGAATGAGATACTGATTCACAGGCTCTCTTTTTCTTTTCTTCGACTGTATCTTTTTCTTCTTGGTCGTTCGACTTCTTAATAGCCTTACGACGTTTGTGAAGATATTCATCAGACGAATCAACATCACCATCGTTGTCGATATCTTTATCTTTACGGTCTTTGTGCTTGCCTTTCAACTCTTTATCGTCTACTGGGTCAAGTTTCTTCTCTTCAAGTTCAACGTCTTCGTTGACTTGTTCTACGTCGGAGACTTTCATTGACTGGTATGCCTCCATTAACTTTTTCATTTCAGACATATTAGTCTCCTTTATTGTGGTAGTATTGTAACTGCGGCTAAAGCGCCGACTATAACTGTAATCACTGCACTGGCAACACGCCATACAACTTTATTGTAACCTTCAAGGTCTTTTGTATTCTGCGCAACATCACGCTCAACCTCGTAAAGTCTTTCTTTAGATTCTCGAATATCAGTTTTGATTTCTTTAGTATCATCAACTAACGTACTAATCTTCTCTTCGGCTCTTGCTATCTGGACAACAGCATCAGTTAGTTTACTCATTGAGGTTTCAAGGCCTTCTAAACGAACATTCTGCTCTATACTAGATGCAATATGGTCATCTAGTTTAGCGTTCATTTCTTTTACTGTTTTTTCTACAGACATTTTATGTTTCCCATTCGATGAAGTTTATGATTTCTCAATCAATTATTTACTTTAGAACCTTTGCGCCACTGATAGCAAGACCAGTATCTTGCTTTAGTTTTTGGGCCCGGGTTATCACAATTATGTCTAGCCCTAAACGACTTTCGACGTTCAGGATCGTCTCTCTTTATCTCACTTTCGGGATCGCCGAAAGTAACCTTTACAACATTACCCTTTTCGTTTTTCACATATACCTTGAACTTCTTAGGTCCTTCGGGTGTGCGAATAGGGTCATTCAGAGTAACTTTCTTACCCTGGTATTCTGCCGCTTCTTGAATACAATCATCACAGCATTGTTCAACGTATTCTCTGAATCTAATCATTGCCACTGCGTCTTGCTTCTCTGACAGACTTTAGTTTCTTACCAGTCTGAGGATCAAGCCCACGTTTCTTTCTACCTTGTTTTACACGTTCTTCAGCATCTTTATTTAAGTTGCCTTTCTTATCAAAGAACTTAGATAGATGTGGTGGTAGTTTACCTTCTTCAACAGACTCGTTCTTAGTATGTAACTTAGACTTATTCTTAGCAACGAAATCACGTACTGCTTTCTGTGCTGGTCTGTCGCCATATGCATAATACGCATCAGCATATACTTCTGCATGTTTCTTTGCTGTACCTGCATCTTTGTATGACTGTTGTGCAGAGTAAACACCTTTACCGTCTCTAGTACATGTTGGAGTGTAACCACCAAACTGTGACTTCTTACCTGAACACTTTACACCTGCACGACCAGTAGTTGCTTCTTTAACTTCTTCTTCGTCATCATCATCACCACCATGGTCGCCCATCGATGCATGTAGCCCTTTCATTTTCTCATGTGCACCAGATAACTTGTTCTGCATCCACTCAGGAAACTTACCACCCGAAGAGATATGTTCTTCGATTTCTTTTGCGGCATATGCAATAAACTCTAGTTGAGTCTTAGCCATTGAACCTTCGTCAGGTGATGCAGGTTCATCTTTTTCTTCTGATACTTCTTCTTTGGGCACACAGTTAGGCACTTCTTTGCCATTCTTTTTCTTAGTACCTACTTGAACATAGTTTTTCCAGCAAGGATCATCTTTGTCCTTCTTTAGTTTTTCTGATAGTTCTGAGAATGATTTCACGTTTGTTCCTTGAATGTTTTTATAGTTTTATTTATATGTTAATCAACTTTCGTTTCACGATTTTTGCGCTTTGCTCTAGCAAGACGTGCTCTATCTAAGATTTTATCGTGTCGTCTTTTATCAGCACCAACTTCTAGTTCAATCTTTTTACGTGCCATTGAAACTTCGTCTTCTTCAACAACAGGTATTTCTTCTTGACCTGGAACCTTCTTCTTCATCTTTCGAGTTGCTTCAGGTGTACCGTCATCTGTTTTCATCACTTCGCTGACTAACTCGACTGAGTTTAACCATTGACGTGATATACGCCCTTCTTCAAGTTCGACGATAACGTAGTTCGTTCCTAAACGGAATACACGCCCCATCTCACCTGTGGCTTTTACAACAACTTGGTCATCTTCGTTGAACAGTTGCCCTTCGATATACTTCTCTCGAATATCTGATACAGGTCCTAGTTCGATATGATTCTTAAATGTCTTTGATTCTTTTAATCCCATACCAGAACGAACATCATTGAATAAACGTTTCGTATCTTGATTAGACATGGTTTTAGGAACGCCTTGCGAGAATGTTGCGAAATCATTATTTTCAGCATTCTTACGTTGTTTACTTGCGCTCATTCCAGTTACATCATCTGCATCGGGATCACGCTCACCCGCAGAAATAACATTAATCTTCTCAAAGTTATAGAAGCCATGACGGGCTTTCTTACCATTATATTTCTCTAATAATGTTTTAAACTCTGTTATTCTATCAGCACCAACAACCATGTTAATCTTATTAAACCCTTGGTCATATAGTGCTACAGCAACATCAAATACATTTTTTAACTTTTTATTTAAAATAATACTACGTGCATGTTTTGGGAACATCTTACGTGCATGTTTAATCTTCTGTTCGTATGACAGAGGATTCTTTTTTGAATCTTGAGATGAAGATAGGTAAACTTTGTATGGATTCTTGCCTGCTTTTGCAGACATAACATTCATTAACTTACCATGCCCAATAGTAGGCGGATTCATCCTACCAAAAGTAAAATAAACTTCTCTTTCTTCTTCAACTAAGTATTGTTTGAATGAGGGAAACATTTAATATCCTATTTACTCTGTCTACGTTCTTTTTCCATTTTGCGTACCGAAGGTAGCATCTTTCTCGCCATCTTATCGATTCTAGGCTTCATTTTTTCAAGCCTTTTTTCGATAGACTGACGACGGGACATAGGTAAGTCTGAACGCTTAACACCCTTTGACAGTTTCTGGAATACTGTATTCATTGCTTGCTTGCGTGCCCGTTTCTTCAAACGATCCTGACTCGCCTGCTTATTAGCCGCCCTACGACGACCCATAGCAATCTTTGCTTTGTTTTTCTTGATTGAACGTGCACGTGCTCTACGTTGATTAAAGTCTAGTGCTTCATTCGTTTCTTGAGAGTCTTCGCCAATCACACCACGCTTGCGCTTCTTTGCCGCATAACTGATTGAATCAGGCATGCCTGGAGTATAATCGACTGCTAAAAAGTCTTTAAAAGACAATGGATCTGCCATTTTTAGTTCCTCGTTGGTTTATCCCATCCTTTAACAATATCTGGCGAAAAGTTGTTGTATGAAAACTCCATACGGTCAACCAGTTTCACCGCATCACCACCAAATGTGTCTATTGCCACATAACCTTCTTGACCAGTAGTCTTGAAACCCTTGCTAGTTTTAACAAAAGTTTCAAGATTACTTAATCTATTAAGTTTATTTATAAGTTTGAGTTTAGCTAAAACCATAAGTTTTTGCATCTCAAACATTCTTGCAAGATTTACTTTGTTTTCTTCGCTGAAGAAGTCGAGGATTTTTTTACGCTTGGCTTCTTGGGCTTGCTTGCCCCTTTCGGTTTTGCGCTTGTCGATTTCTTTTTGGTAGCGGTCGCTGATCCATTTGATGAGTTTTTTCGTGTGCGCTTCGGTGTTGCCGACGACTTCGCCTTTTCTGACGTAGGTGTTGTTGAACTGCTCGATGAGTTTTGCGAGTTCTTGGTTTGATTCGAGGGTTCTGAGTGTAGTCCCAGAAGTTTGGTTAAAAAGTTTGCCAATCTTTGAAAGATATTCATTCACTTGCTCCGTTTCTTTTTTAGTCATAGTTGCATTGGTCACATCACGCAACATAGCATCTTGTGACCAAACGTTTTTAGATTTTTTTAACTTCGAAACATTGACGCCATAATCTGCTTTCATAGTTTCAAAACTGTTACCTGTATATTTAGTGTGCCATACAATACCGATTTTTGCGCTCATAATCTCTTTGGCTTGACTAACAGGAACTGCATATACAATCGTATTTGGATGAAAAGTCACAAATGACTCACCATTTATTTTCTTTTTAGATACATCGCCTTTACCGAATAAGAAGTCACCTTGAATCACACCTTTAATACCGAGTTCAGGTAGATACTTCAATGCATCTTTAAGTTTATCTGCCAAGTCACCCGATGTATCGTCATCGATTTCTTGATTAGTCTTATATACTTTGGGATTCTTATTAAAGATACCTTTCTTCGCCACAAAGAACTTGCCGTCTCGTGGATCAGTGCCCGCAAAAATAGCAGGTGCACCATCCCATTTGACTGAGACTTTACTTGCTTTTTTACCTGCAAGCATATCACGCATATCACGTAACGCAAAGATTGCTTGACGTGTACCATCGACACCACCATAAAGAACTTTATCTTCTAGATGTGTCATATGCGTATTTTTTTGTTCTGTGATAAACTCTGAAAAGTTCACTATTTAATCACCTTATCTTCGTTAAACTCTTTGGATTTACGCCCATCAATAGGCATGATTACGATACGTGTACCCTTGACACCAGCATCACTTCTATCACCTTTGTAGATAGCCATGAATACAGGCTCAAATCCACCATCATCAACAGATTCACCATTATAGTGTACATGATTTGATTCGAAAACATAATAAGAACCTTTATTCACCAAGTTAACTGGCCCTTGTATCATAACAGAAGTATTCTGCCTTGACAACCTATTTGTGTCATATTCGTTACCATAGACTGATAACATTTTTAGTTTCTTATCTTTTATTCTGCGATGCAATGATGTTGCTCTAGGCAATCCATCAGGAAATATTTCTTTCAAGTCAGACACAAACTTTTGTGTTTCTTTGTGATTAAATATCTTTGGTTCTTTACGTTGTGAGATACCGCCCCACTGTTGAAAGTCTCGTGGTCTACTACCATCTTTGTGTGATATCCAAACACATTCTTTTCCATTACCATCAAGTAAGTGAAAGTCTGACTTTGGTGTTCCGGGTGTAGATTCGGCATCTTCGACATGATATATTTCACGCCCTACTTTGACAGGAACAGTAGCACTAGCAGTATCTTTTTTAATCTGTGCTAGTTGTTGACGTAATGATGCAAGTTCTCTATCTTCTTTGATAGTCGAACCGCCCGCACCTTTACCACCAAACTCGCCAGTCTTCATCAAGTCTTTAAACTTGTATGTCTTACCGTCTTCTGATAATAACTCTAACTTAGTTGTTGCTTGTTGATTCTTTAATGCTTTGATAACATCTTCGCTAGGAACAAAAGTAGCCTTCTTACCATTCGCCAATGTGAACGGGTCTTTAGTCGTGTATTTCTTTATGAATACTTCGACACGAAAAGCGTATTTGTATATTTCTCTTCCTGCTAGATTAGCCATAACCATCTCGTTAAAAACTTATGACTATATTTATACATTAAAAAAAAGGCTCCCGAAGGAGCCCAAAATTAAAGGAAGAAGTGAACGATTATTCGAAGATTGCGAAAATATCTTCTGATTTTACTGCGGCTAGTTGCTGACCATCCATCGAGAATGGTTTGGCTTTAGTCCAATCCAAAACAACTTTCTGCCCTGGTGATATGTTTTCAACGTCAGGACCGACACCGATAACAATACCAGGCTTGTGCCCAGTGTTAAGGTCAGTTGTTAAGATGAGACCGCTTTCTGTCGTAGTCTCGGTTTGTTCGTCTTGCATGACGACAACAAAGTTATTTAATGCTTGCATCTTTTATCCTATAAGTAGATTGAATCAGTTTCGTACTCGAAATATTTGCCTTTAATATATGCTCGTACTATTTTACCCGCTTGCTTGAAAACAGCAATAACGTCTTTCTTTTCATCGTCGAAGCCAATGACTCTATCGAGTGCAACTAATGCTAACTCAGCATTATCATATTTGCATGACTCTTCACGCCCATTGATATAAGAAATAATCTCGAAGTTTTTCAACGTCTCGTTTTCTTGCTCATATTCTTGGTATGCGGCAATGATTTCATTACATTCATCGAGTGGGACACTAGACACACGTTGCTCTTGAGTTTCTTCAAGAATAACTTTGCGATAGCGAGTAGGTATTTCTTTGTAAGATTTATAAATCATAATATAGTCTCCAGTCAAATCAACAAATATATGGTAACACTTAAAGTTTAGGTTGTCAACACTTTTTTGAAAAAAAGAGAGGGGCTTATGCCACCTCTGCCATTTCAACTGCTAGATTGAGAGCGTTAACTTTTTTGGTCTTGTTAGCACCAAACCAAGCACTAGCCATTCTAGCATCATTTGAACGACCAAGCAAGTGGTCTGTTGTGTATGTCACAGCATTCAATGCTTGCCACCACGAACCTTCGGCATACTGTGCGCCAGGCTGTGTTTCTAAAACATCGTATGCCATCTTAGCAGTACGTGATAAGTCATCATAACTATTCACCCCACGCTTAGGTGCATTTGCAACAGGAAACACATCATTGAAGTACTGAACGATATCGTTTTTGTTTGTACGTTTCTTAGATAAGAATCTAGCCATATCACGATACACTTCAAACTTTTCGTGCGCAATACCTAGTTGAGTCTTCACCATAGAAGGATCAAACTTAGAGCGGTGATTTAATCGCACCTCATTGTTCGATTTCATATCTAATGATAATGTAAGTGTATTGTTACACACGACACGAATCGGTGTGAAACGAACATTTAGTGACTTACCATATTGGTGTGGATTAGAGAATAGCAGATAACTATCAACTTGGTCATCTTGTAGAACATTAAATGACTCGTTGACTTTCGCAAGAACCCAGGTGATTTGACCATTCTTTAATGAACCTGCGGTGTGCATTTCCATGTCACCTGCGGCACAATACTCAGCAAAGAACTCAAATGCTTCTGCATTCTGTACTGGTTCCCAGTTCTTACCAACGTTAGTAAGCACAGTATTATCTGAAGTACGGATAAGTGCTTCTTGACCAGTAGAGATACGTTCACCGTTAACATCAACGAACGCTGTATGTTTCTCAACTGACCAATCAAGCCCTGCTTTTCGCATCATCTGCATAGGTGATAAATCTGCAGGAACACGTTCACCTAAACCGTGCCATGGTACTTCGCCTGCATAAGCCATTGTTTCTACTTCGTGTGACATAATGTAATCTCCTCAATCAACGTTACAATGATATAATAACATCATGAGGTTATGTTGTCAACACATTTCGTAAAAAAGTTTATAAAACTTTCAATAAAAAGTCTGCGGCTTTAAGAAAGTTCGAACGAGTCTGCATTGATGATGCCATCTGCTCAGTCTCTTCTTCATTCTTAATATCTTGAATCAGTTCGGTCGCAGTATCTTTGTCTATATCACCATCTTGATACATCTCGACAATATCATCCAATCGAGAACCTAACCCTTCTAGTTCAGTTCCTTTAAACTGTTCGACAAAGTTCTGTGCGCCACCATTGATATCATATCCATTCACCATTAGTATCTCTCCCCTAAATGCATATCTGCAATAAACTCATAAAATCGTTCCATTAGTACCTCGACATAATCGCTACTGCAATCTTTTCTGATTGTTTGAATAGACTCTTACGTTTCAGTTCGCAATACTTAACACTTGCATTTGGCTTATTATAAAGACCTGTCAGTGTTTGTTCAAATGGACCAATCAACTTCTCTACGTCTTTCGAACCCTTATATTGTACATAGAACTTCAACCAAGTAGTTTTATCGTATATACGCATCACGTGTCGTTTCGCAAACTGACTTTTACAGTCGAGTTTATGGATTGCATACACAACATCAATGATAGCATTGTTCTCGTTGTCATCATGAAACGATGGTATCTCGTCTGTGATTGAACAACCCGATATCATTAGTGCTAAACCTAGCATTGCTGACCTAATCATTTTCTTTTACGCTCCATAATCTTCTCAGCCTTTGCGTAGTCTTCGTGTGTTACGATTCCTTCACGCAATAGTTTCTGACGATTAACCATATGCTTCGCCTGTATCTCATCTTTCGAACCACCGAAGTATGCAACTGCGTGCCCTTCTTCGATTAGAATATCAGTGACACAAGCCCATCTATCGTGCTTATGGTCATATACTTCGAAGTCACCGAGTACTCGCCCAAACTTACCTTTCATATCTTCGCCATGCTTATCTTCTGTTGTGATAAGTTTGACTTGACCTTTCATAAGTTCTTTGAGACGAGCCTTAGCGGCTTCACCAAACAAGTCTTCGACTTTATCAGATGTACGTGATTCTGGTGTATCGATACCCATGACACGTACACGCTCATCCGTTAATACGATACCAAATCCTAAGTTGATATCTACATCTACTGTGTCACCGTCTACTACTTTTAAGACTTTGACATCGTATTTATTTTTATGCATTTGTTCCTCGTTAGAGTAACACGCTCACGGATTCTGCACTAAGATTTTTACTGTCAGTGCATTTTTCATTCTCTTTATGTGTCACTCGTCTGCGCAAGTCACTCGAACTGAATCGATGGTCTCGCTTGTTGAAATATAACTGTATATCACGTTTGCGACATATATCCTTACCAGTGAAATCAGTATTACGATACTCCTCACCAAGTATACGTATATCTATATGATACAGTTCTAGAATATCCTTTAAATCGTTTTCTGATTCGTATGGTATTATTTCATCAACATATGTTAAAGCCATCAACTGTGTGTAGCGTTCGACAAGTGATTGAATGGGTGCATTCTTTTCTAATCTATCATGAGACGGATCTACTTGTAATCCACATATCAAGTAATCACAATGTTCTTTTGCATCACGTAACATCTGTACATGACCTGCATGTAACAAGTCAAATGTACTACATGTAAAACCTACTACCATAATCCTATATCTCCTCCATATATTAATGTTGCTACTACTAAAGCCACTACCCATATAACTAATGTGCTTGATTCACCAGAGTTACCACAAGATGAACACTCCCACACTTCTTTATTTCTGGTATAAAGGCGAGTAGATTTCTTACGTTGTGGATTGGTAGAGACAGACAAGGTAGATGTTTTCTTACGTGTCATCTCTGGTTGTGGCTTGCGTATACCGCATTTGTGACAAGTTCGTTTTGCGTAACTCATAATATATAATCACCGACTTCACTATCTTTAATATCTTTAAACGTTCTGCCCTTTACGGACCACTGTTTCATAGGTCTGACGAACATTTGTTTTTCGCCAGTTGCTATGTTTATATATCCATATAAATCGGTACCATGTGTCATATAAATGTGATTTGGTACGCTATAATCAACATTATTCCAGTTAGTTGTTTCTAGTCTGTATCTCAACTTTTTCATTAAAACCACCTGCGCTATCATAAAAATCATCATCAAGATTCCAACGACCACCTGTTCGCTTCATCTCTTTCTTCTTGTCTTGCATAACAACTGACTTATTAAATCGTCTAGCATATTTTGCTACTGGATTCTTCATTGTCTATCACCTCATTTATTTGCATACTTCATAAATAACTTCTTCAAGATTGTATGCTTCGATTTCCCAAGGTTGTTCGTCGTAACGAACTCCGACGTATTCTTTGCCATCAAAGATTTGCTTTGTAGTCATAACTTGCTGACCGTTGTCGTCTTTACGAAGCACGAACCCTTGGTTAACCAAACGACCGCTTGCGATTTGTCTGGCGTGAACCATTTCGTGCGCAATGTTTATCATTAAGTTTTTCATGGGAATGCGCCCCATTGCGTCTTGACGTGCGATTTCTATGTTAACAGTTTCGTCATCACCGTCACAATAACCACCGGCACCGCCTGCGCATTCTTTAGTGATTTCAAAGTCAACAAAAGCGAAAGTGTCAATTAAACCTAAGAAATCATAAACACGTTCGATATAAGCAATCAACTTTTTGTTTTTAGTGCCAACTATTTCAATATTCATGATATAAATCCTTATTTAAATTCGTTGTAAAGTGTTTTGATTGCCCAGACTACGGCACAAATGCCTAAGTAAACCGCAACGGTTAATATTGGTAACGCTTCTGGTGTAAAAATATTCATAATAAAAAAACTCCTTAATCAACTTACATAATCATTATAAGTTAACTAGGAGTTCTTGTCAAGAAAAAATATGTTTTTATTTAATATTTTTTTCGATTTCTTTTATCATTTGTTGTATTGTTGCTATCTCAACTGTAACCAAATAAAGTTGCGTACCTTCAGAATCATGTTCTGCTATTTTTTTATATCGGTTTTCTATCTGCTGATTTAGTATTGCTAATACATGTTCTTTACACATGGTTAATCTCCATCGAATAGGTTACTATATGTAGACAGTTTTTGTCTCTTCACATCTCTGTGACTCATTGCAACATCAAGGTCAATCAACCCTTCTCGTGCAAGCAAGTCAACCATCAATAGTAAATCGCCAACTTCTTCGCTTAACAATATGGTCTTTTCTTGATGCTGTAACTCACTATCCATATGTCTAAAGCGCAGTATCTTACTACACATCTGCGCAACTTCTGCGCACTCTTCCATTGTTATAATCAGTGTTTGTTGTTCACGGTTAATCATAATAAATCTTCTACTGTTATGGTTACTAGCCCTCTGTCACCTTCTACATATATTAAATATTCAAGGCTATCGACAAAGGTGTTATCTGGTTCAATCGTTACATGTTCGATTGCGGCTTTAAGGGCAGAGATGTAACAGTTATAAACATTAACATTCTGCCCTTCCTGGGTTAGAACATAAACTTTTGGTTTATCATCCTCTTCAAACATTATTATTGTACACAACCAGATGTTGTTAACTCATAATGTGCATCAATGATTTTTTGAGACTCTTTAATCCATTGATGCATCGTCGTGTTAGTTTTATACTCATCAGTTTCTAACAAATAAGACTTGTTCTCAACTACCCACATTGCCATATCTACTGATTGACCATGGGGTGACAACCAAGGTTTATTGTTTGCAGTATTCATTATCATTCTCCAATAAGTTCGGCTAAACGGGATTCAGCCATGTTAATAACATTACGAATACCGATGCCCATAATATATGGTGATTCATCGAACTCCCATTGCTCAATTTCTTTCATTTGCTCGTATGTCAACTCTTCGATGTCTTCTAATGAATAATGCTCGATGATATAATCCATTGCATATTCTGTTATCAACGAGTCGAAATACTCTTCTGCTTTATATACACGATCCCATTTAAAACTCATTTTATTTCACCTCTTATTACTCTAATGCTTCGACAACAGCCGGGAAGTGTTGCCCTATAATATCCCAACATTGCTTTGCAACTTCCATATGCTCTTTCTGTGTACCATTAGCCATACGTAAATCACAGTAATGTACCCAAGACCGTAACGAACCTGCCATGTATAATGTAGTCTCTGTAAGACCTTCGGGCAATAACGCACGTGCTTGTTCTTTTGCAATGCCCATTTTCAATGCGGCTTCATACTCTTTCTGTGCCATCCAACGTACACGACCTTGTGCATGTAACCACTCATGATGAATATTATCATCTTCTTCAAGTTCAACTGAGTTCTGTCTGTTAGTTTCATCTTGTAGACGTGCTTCACGTTCAACAAAGTTTTCACTTACTGCATAACGTTGACTGAACTCCTGAAATGAGAACGAACGATGTCGTACAATCTGACGACTAATATCACGAGTAGTTTTAATCTCTAATGTGATATGTACCATTTCAAGAGGCGACCAATGCGCATGTTTTATCAGATACTTTAACAATCGTGGAGCAGTCTCGGTATTGTTTTGATTATTGGGATTACTTACACGTGCGGCATATGCTACTAACTCTTCGGCAGTAGAACAGCCTGTATGTGCACTTGGTTTAGATAATGATACTAAACTAACTTGACTCATTATTTTATTTTTCCTTTTTATATACTAGTGGTTTTATTTACTATCAACTTCTTGAACTTCTCGTTCATGAGTATCGTTAGTGTAACAGTCAATCAACTGTGCGAGTCTGCCTGAAATATGAATCTTACTAATCATATTATTAACAAACGTGGATTTAGACGTAATACTATTAGCCGCCATTTCATTATCTTCTACTGAGATATGTTTAGTATTAAAAAAGTTAATCTTACGTGCTAATCTAACAAATAAACCAGCAACTAAAGGTAACTCATTCTCTACGTCTCTATATGCCTGTAGTTCTTCGTTGTGTAATCTTTTCAGTGAGTAATCACGAATAACAGATTCGGGTTCTTCGTCAATAGCACTACGCATTACACGTATCGAAAATATATCTGCCATACGTGAACTGATATATTCAGAACGCTTATACTTAGCACCCAGTGTTAATACCATATTACTCGTAAATGCAAATAATGCATATTCGTTACGGGTAAGTGCTTTACCTAAGTTTGTCACAGTATGACCAATCATTAATGAAAGATGTTTTAAAAACGAAAGAGTTTTTTCATCTTGTATCGAATCGACCAAGTTACGTAGATGTGGGTGCGAACGCATAAGCCCACCACCGAACGTGACTAAAGAACGTGAAAGAATATTCGCACCTTCTACAGTAATCGCAATAGGCATACTCTTATAGGTATTAGCAAGAATGTTATTAGGTCCTTCTTGTATCGCAGAACCTGCCATTACATCCATTGCATGATTGATAGCAATACGCCCACGTTCGGTTGACTGATACTTCCACATCGCTGATAACGCACTAGGCGATTCACCTGCTTGTAGTTCACCGTTGATTGTGGTTTGTGTTACAGTATTCACATATGCCTGATAAGCAATATCTGCTAATGGTTCTTGTATGCCTTGCATTTTAGCGATAGGCATTCCGAACTGTTGACGTGTACGTGCATACGCACCCGACGCAACTGCCGATACGATAGATGCGGCTGTACCCAATGCAGGTAAAGATATCGCACGACCAACCGATAAACACTCAACTAACATTTGCCAACCCTTTCCGAGTTGTTTTTTACCGCCTAGGATATGCTCATCAGTGAGTTCGATGTGCCCTTTGATAGTACCATTCATAAATGGCTGACCGAGTGGATTATGTCTTTCTCCAATCTGTAGCCCAGGATGGTCTCTTTCTATAAGAAATAAAGTGATTTCACCATCTACTTTCACAGCAATCCCGATAAGGTCCGCAATAGGGGCTAACGTAATATATCGTTTATTAAGATTGACTGAATACGTGCCTTTACCATTTTTGACTATTGACTTGGCATTATCGATTAATGTTGTGGCGTCTGAACCATTATATAACCCTGTCAATCCAAAACATGGGATCATTTCACCTGACGAAAGTTTCGGTAGATATTTGTCACGTTGTTCTTGTGTACCATAGTGCATCAACAGTTCACCTGGACCTAAAGAGTTAGGAACCATTACTGTGACTGCTAATCCGATATGACCAGCAGACGCAATCTTAGTGACAACTTGACTTTGTGCAGAAGGAGAAAACCCTAGCCCACCATACTCGACAGGAATAATCATCGCAAAGAACTTGTTCTTTTTGAGAAAATCCCATACAGGTGGTGTCAAGTTATTATCTTCTGTATATCCATGCTCTGTCTGAAGTTCGAGCAACTGAGGCACAGTAATATCGATGAATCTCTGTTCGGTTGTATTGAGCACAGAAGAAAGATGATTACGTACTTCTGGTTTATTTCCTTTGAATATATCACCATCAATACTGATTGTGCCACATTCAAGTGCGGCACGTTCAGTATCAGATATTTTAGGCATTACTTTCTTTATCATTTTTATCATATGAATAACATCCCTAATATCAGTGTCACTATGAGAGTACCTAGTGACCATTTATGTTCATCTTTAAAGAAATCAAACCATTTCTCTGTAGGCTTATCAAATGACATAAACTTATGTTCGTCGTAACGATAATAAGATCGGAGTATGTCTAAAATTAATAACACCACATATGCCGATAAAACTAAATGTAAAAACTTATCCATTTATTTCAATCTCCGCTTTATTTGAAACGAAGTCAAGTTCTTCGATACACATATAATCATATCCAGACCAAGACTGCTCACGACACCAAGTGTCAACTAAACCTTTATCTTTAGCATTCACTATGACTCTATCTATCAATGCGTTATAATCATTATCAAATATTGCTATGCTGAAACTTTTCATTAAAACTCCCGGAGTTCTTCCACAATACAACCATAAAAGTCATCATCAACTTCACCACCATCTTGGTCACTGTAGTAACCACAGATGTTAGCACCCGCAAAGAATACGTCGCTATTAACTTTGAGTTCATGTTTTAACATGTCAACACTAAGGTTGCCATAGTAACGCATTTCTTCACCAAGGGTGTCTATTCTTTCTAATAGTTTTTCATAGTTTTTCATTATTAAATCTCCTCAAATCCAAAATCATCTTCAAGTATCGCTCGAACACGTTCACGGTCAACAGTATCACCATCACCCCAGTCCAACCAATCAATCAGCGCCATCTTACCGAAGTAAACGTAGATGGCGTTTTCGATATCGGGAATACTACAACCAAGGTCATAGATACCACCTTTGCCATAGAAATCATGGACATAGTCACGAAACTCTTTAAACTGTTCAACTGTAATCTTCATAATATAATCTCTCTCAAATCAAACCAACAATGTAATAGTAACATAACTGTAGTGGATGTCAACACTTTTTTTCAAGTTTTTTATCTAATGTAACCAGGGCCACACCAGAAAAGATTATTGAAAGTCTCTGGTTCGAACACGTTAGCACGTGCATGGTTACGGGCGGGAGCATTGTAGCTTGCGGCTTTCAGAACGTCACCGACTTTAAACTTAGGGTCTTTGTCATCAAGAACGATGAAACCCCAAACACTTTTACGATTCAAAACTTTAAGGTACTTACGACCTTCACGAAACTCAATCTCGTTTGCAAACTCTTTCTGCATACGTTCGTTTTCGATGAAGAAGTTGAAGTCTTCAATCATTCGTGCTTTTAACATTTCTAATACGTTTTTCATAATATATCTCCTAATCTCAAGTACAGGAGTATTGTCTCATGATTTTAAAACATTGTCAACACTTTTTTATAAAATTGATGAAAATAATATTGCCGCGATAGTGACTGCGCCAACACCAACAACCATTGCTAGTGATACAGATAACATTTCTGTGCGTTTGCGTCTATTGATAAACAGACCACGTGCTTTCAAATCTTTCTTAATACTCATCTGTTTCCTCTTTTTAAATAATGGGTAGATGCCGACCGTTTCCAATCCTTACTACCATTATCTGCCACGCTATGAACCTGGGCTTACAAGCATTGAACACCGCCCCATCTTTGCCTAAGAAACTCAAGCGGTGGATGTTAAACTCCCTTCTAGAGTACACCGATTCTATGACTATTACTAGGCGGTGTATTCCTAGTTTTTCCTCCCAAAGGTTGCGCTTCACGTCAAAGGCATAAGACGGATAGGCGTTAGGGGTCAATATGGTCGCTTGTTTAGACCCAGCGTTGGTCACCTCTTTCTACGCATTGGTAGGTGAGCAATACTATATATCATCAACATAGTTCTTTACAGTGTAATCGGGTTGACCATCATTGTAGTTCTCGACGTACTTACCATATCCCATTGCGGCACCACAACTGAACTGCTCACCGACGTCCATCAATACATTATTGAAGTAGAATGGGCTT